TATATATAAAGTCTTTGATGAAATGATTAAACTTACGATTATGGCAACTATTAGATTTGTAAATAAAAGAGCAGAGAAATTATCTGCGTTATGTAAAAGTATATTTTGTGACTTGAGATCATTAAAACTTGAGCTCTTGGTGACTCTTTAATCTTGACACCCTAAAATTACCTTTTATTCTCCTTCTTGAGTCTAAGGTTATATTCACAATATAGGAAAAAGTTCGGAGTGGCATGATATTTTTTGAACAAATTTTAACGTAACTGCAGACAACATTGGTAATGATGAAGCAAAATGGAAAGACTATAACTTCGCAGCAGGTGTGTTTGTTGAACCAAACACTTTATTTGAAATGAATGAAGAGTGGGAGGACGAAGAGTTTTACTACTCAAAAGTTGATGGTAACGATGATGGCTTTTTCAAAAGCCTTACACAATTCATTCAAGATGGAAATGAAGAAAAATGGAACCACGTAATCGAACTCTTTTTGGAGTTGGGATATTAAATTTAATTACTTACCGTCCTCAATTCTTTTGGGGACGGTTTTGTGTTATATTTACATTAATAATAACACTTAACAATTACGATAAGATGAAAACTTTAAAATTTAGAAAGCACAACTTGCTATACATATTGTTAATGTGCGTTGGGTGTGTTGAACCAAACGTAAAACAAACAACACCACAATATACTATTGCCACAGGGGCTAAAATCAAAATAATTGAGATAGATAGTTGTGAATACATATTTTATGAAGGTGCTTGTGGAATGGCGATTGCACATAAAGGCAATTGTAAGTACTGTACTGAGCGTGTGAAGGCAAATGCACGTTAATAAACTTAGATGTCAATTTTATTTTTTACAGAAACTATATTACTTATAACACTTAACAATTACGATTATGATAAAAGAAATTCTAGACGAAATCGCAAATGAAGGAAGCACTAACCAAAAAATGGTTATCCTTAAAAAGTATAAAGACAACACAACACTACAACAAGTGATGTATCTTGCACGTTCTAAGCGTGTTAAATTCTATATTAAACAAATTCCATTCTATACCAATGGAACAGTAACAACCACTCTTGAAGATGCAATGAATGCATTAGGTGCTTTATCTTCTCGCACACTTACAGGTAATGATGCTTCTGAATATCTTGGAAGAATCTTATCAAATCTTTCTAAAGATGACGCATACGTTATCGAAAGAATTATTGATAAAGATTTGAAAATTGGAATGGGAAGCAACATCAATAAGGTTATTCCAAACCTCATCGAAAAGACTCCATATATGGGAGCAAAACCATTCTCTGTAAAACTCGCAAAAGAAATATTTGAATTAACCAAAGCCGATGTTAAAGCTGGTCTTAGACATCGTTGGGGTTATGCAGATGTTAAAATGGATGGCCGATACAACAATGCAATCATCAGAGGTGGTGAAGTTGAATTGGAATCACGACAAGGCGAAACAGTGATCTTATCGGGTAAATTTGTTGAAGAGTTATCTAAATTTCCTGATTGTGTTCTTAATGGTGAACTAACAATTGATGGTGAACCAAACCGCTCAGTTGCGAATGGAATCGTTTCATCTCTAATCGATATCACTAAGAAAGAGAATGAACGTGGATTAAATGAACATCGCAAAAAAGTAATGGCATTTGAAAAACAACATGGTTGTACATTACAGGCAATGATGGATAGAGTGGTATACACCATTTGGGACACCATTACAATTGATGAATACTTCACAAAAGCATCAAACACTCCATATTATATTAGATGGAACACTGTTCAAAACATGATTAATACCGTTGGTTCTACGATGGTTAGAGAGGTTGAAAAGGTTCGTGTAAACACTTATGAAGAAGCGATCACATTCTTTCAATCATGTTTGAATAGAGGTTTGGAAGGTGCAATTCTCAAAACATTTGACGGTGTTTGGAAAGATTCAAAACCAACATGGCAAGTTAAAATGAAATTGGAGATGGATATTGATTTGAAAGTAGTTGGATTCAAATACGGAACTCCAGGTTCTAAAAACGAAAATGTTATCTCTACACTCATCTGTGAATCTGAAGATGGTAAATTATCTACCAATCCAGCTGGTATGTCAGAAGCACTTATGCAATATGTAACTGATCACCAAACAGAATTGAAAGGAGCAATAGTACATGTGCAATGTAATGGTATTTCACAGGATTCAACAGGAGCATATTCCTTAATGCATCCAAGAGTTGGTGCACAAGAGTTCCGAGATGACAAAACCAAAGCGGATACATTACCTGAAATACAGGCAATTGAAAATATGGCCAAAGGTTTATCATAATCATATCGTAAGTTTAAGTGTTGGGGAAGGAGAAATTCTTCCCCTTTTTTTGTCCTCAATATTTTTCTTACCGTAATTGTGTTATATTTACTTATAACAAATTAATTAATAACTTAATACTTACGACAATGGCAATAGAAAAATTAACTTTCGCAGAAGTAATAAAAGAAATTAGAGTTATCCACATGTGGCCAGGCGGTGTTGAATACATCGCTGATGAATGGACTCAATTTCAGTTTGAATCAAAGAGACCTCATTTTAATAACGGTGAGACTAAGGAAGAGATTAAATCATATAGAGAAATGTACAGTAGCGCAAATAAAAATTTGGCGAAATGGAAAAAAGGACTTAGAATACTAATTAAGATTGCTAAGAAGGGTCCTGGTGCATTTGAACGTATTGGTAACGCAATCCATGGAAATGGAGCTAAAAGTAACATAGATTATTTTTGGAAATTATATCGCACCATTTCTACTGACGATATTATAAAAATGGGTGAATTAAATAAAACTCCACAGATAACATCTTATGTTGACGGATCATATGATTATTCGTTTTAATCGTTTTCAATTTTTTTCTGCCAATAAATTGGTTATATTTACTTATACAAATTTGGTTATCCAATCTAAAGATTAAGAGTCTTCAATAATGTTAGGATTTACTAAACCAAAAGAATTCGACTAAACGTCTACCGAGGATAGGAGGGGTAGTAGATATGGAATCCAAATTTGTTTTTATAACTTTATAACAACTTTAAAAACTTACAACATGAAAAACGTTACATTTATCAATAGAGTTTATCCTGGAAATGATTGGGATTATAAAGCAGTAGTCTTTAGAACAACAAACACTACTGGTCATCCAACAGATTTAGTATATGGAATCATCCATTGTGGTGGTCATACATATGAATCTTTCGAAACGTATACGGGTGAAAACTACATTAATGGAGCTCCTAATAAATCTTATTCAAGAGCTACACGAAACATTTCTTCAGTTCCTGAATTGTATGCAAATCATTTCAAAGAAATGAAAGAGATCCATGAAAAAACTTTATGGTCAACTGTAGAAAAATCATAATACAATTCTTTTCTGCAACAAAATTGGTTATATTTACTTATACATTAATAATAACAAAAACATAAAGATATGGCATCAAGAGGCGGAAGAGATTTTCACGGACAGGCACAAGCAGGATTCGAACGAACACTTCGAGGAATGAAAGGTCAAGAAAAAGATAAAGTATTAACTTTGGCTGAACAAATCGCAAAGGCTGAGAAAGATAAGGAAGAGGCTTTCGCGGCTAAAACCGACCAAAAGAATAAAGAACGTAACGAAGAAGAAGAAGTTCGTTTCTCTAATTACAGAGAGCCTAACAAAATCGTTCCAAAAAACGAACGTGAACCAAAAGAAAAGAAAGAACGTAAACCAAGAGTATCAACACCTGAGTTTATGGATGAAACGAAAGATGTTGTTCTAATCGAAGTTCTTTACGGAATCGAAGGTTCAAAAATCGACATCACAGATAAAGTACAACCTGGACAAAAAGTGAATAACAAAGCAGCTGGTCAAGATCCTGCTCCAGGCAAAAGAAAAAAAGTATTCGTGAAAGCGACTGTTGATGGAGAAGAAGTTGAAAAAACATTTGCAGAAGGAAAATATTTAATTTTTTAAGATTCTCAATTTTTTTCTGCCAATAAATTGATTATATTACTTATACAAATTAATTAAAACAAAACATCAAGCTGAAAAAAAAATAAATTAAAAAACAGATTTACAATTCTTTTCAGCAACAAAATTGGTTATATTTACTTATACAAATTCAAATAACATTAATTAACTTACAAATACTTACTATTATGGCAACGTTATCGGAAAAAACAATCGGAACAATGACAGCAACAGCAATCGTTGAAGCAGTAGAAAAAAACTATGGTGTTGCAATCACAATTTCAACCAAAAACAAAAACGCAATAGTTAAAAAAGCGATCGAGATCATCAACAACAATGATTCAGTAGAAACTCCAACTCCAGCTAAAAAAGCTGCTCCTAAAACAGCAAAGGCTGCAAAAGCCACACATACCAGAACTCCAAAAGTTGAAGCAACCGATGTAACAATCACAAAAGCTCTATACGGAATTGAAGGAGTTGAACAAATCGATATCACCGATAAAGTTAGTGTTGGAATAGGTGTAAATAACAAACTTGTAGGTTCTGACCCAGTTCCAGGAAAAAAGAAAAAAGTAACTGTTACAGCTACAGTAAACGGTGAAGAAGTAACTAAAAACTTCGCAGAACGCCAACCAGTTATCTTCTATGTTAAAGCAGAAGCTCCAGCTGCAGAAGAAACACCGGCAGAAGACACTGAGGAAGCTGAAACACCATCAGAAACAACTGCAGAAACAGAGAATGCACCAGAGGCAGAATCTGAGGCAGAAGAATCTGCTGAATAGAAATTATGGAGGGTGGTACAAGATTTTGGTATTGAGGTTCGAATCCTCTACCACCCACAAGTTGTTAGTTGTTATATTTATGTTGTGCTATTAAAAGGGAAGTTTAATCTTCCCTTTTTTATGCTTACAATTTTTTTCTTATATAAAATTGGTTATTTTTACTTATACATTAATAATAACACTAAAAACTTACGACAATGATGCACGAACACGATTTACTATATCCTGCAAATACTCCAATGAGCCTTATAACATACAAAGGAGTTGAATATGTACAACACCACATAACAGATGAATGTCCATATACGGATGAAGAACTAACGGAGATGGCTGAAAAGGCATCATTTGAAAACATATTCAGTTTAACACATACTTATCCAATGTAGACATGAAATTATTCGTTCCAGAAATCGGCAAAAATACAATCTTACAGGTAGATAGAATATGGCATGAGTGATTACAGTTCATTATCGTTCATTGTCAAAAATGGGTGACCATAGGTAAAAGATTTTGGGCAAAACTCGAAGATGTTAATAACATCAATTGTGTTCTTGCTTAGCTATAAACCACAGCGTTTGATGGTTCCTAATATAAAGGTGCCATCAAGCTCTGGCAACATTATACATTATGAAGCATATACTCATTTTTTGTATTGCATTCTTATGCACTGCATACACACAACGTGACATTGAAGTTCCAACATTCTATTCTTATGGTGGGTCTCCTCACATGTTATTGTATATCGATCATGATTTTATTGGATATGATGTGATATACTATGCAGATTTGAACAACATTATGACTTCTGCTATGTATGATGTGGATGAGTATTCCAATATAGTTTATAATATAAATAGATGGAGCACATTGTCGAGCACTTCACGAGCAAGTGCTTCACAGATGATGAGTTTGCAAGGAATAGAAGTCTCCTTTGTCCCGATTGAAGCAATGAATTCGAAAGTTATGAATCCATTAACATATACACAAAAACATTATTTGACTAAGGCGGGAATTATGTTGACTGAAAAAAATATGTATAAACCTTAGTTGACAATTTTATTTTTACAGAAAATAGTTATATTTACTTATACATTAATTACTAATAATAAAAACTTACGACGATGAAAACATTAACAATCGCAGTATTAGACTACTCAAGTACAGAAGTACATATCTTTGATTTACCAGACAATTTTACAGTTAAAACGCCAGGTGAAGAAGTTGATGAACATTTGGAAAGTTTAGGTTATAATATCAATGACATCAATTGGATGACAGGAGAGGACCTCACTCTTCTTCAACATGAAGCGATTCCGCATGTTCATTATTCGACTCGTCCAACTCATCCAAATGTTATATCAGCAGCTGAGATTTGGGATAACACACCACCAGAAGAAAGAGCAAAATTCTTGTGCGATATTGAAGACCGAAAGTTAATCAATCTAAATTCGGGAGATTTACCTTTACCTTCAATGATTGGAATATATTGTGCAATGAAATTCATGGGATAACGCACGCAATGCTTTGGAAAAAAATATTTTGGTGCAAGCAATTAAAAACGACATTGCAAAAATTGCACCCACCGATGCTCGAGTGCTTATAACCGTTTTTTGTGCGCATAAAGTCCTGACTTTGTAGCAACAAAATGCGGACTTTGTTTTTTTCCAAACTCATAAAAAATGAAAAATAAGATTTAGATAAAACGGAGATGCCGATATCCGTTAAACGAAGTGGAGGCAAAATAAACACAAAAAAATAGAACACAAACCTTTATTCTACAAACTCTTTGTTCGAAGTGAATTTTCATTTCGGCAAGGAGTTTTTTACTTCAAAGTCATCTCAAACCTAATTTTAGATTAACTGAAATTACAGAGAACTTCCCCTCGAATATTTTCAAAAAAGCAATATTTTTTGGAACAATCTTCCACCAGAAGATAGAATACGTATTCCAGTAGACAATGTTGATTACAATGAAAGTTTCGAAAATCAATAATATGAAACAGCTCAAATACACATTGCGAAAATTTTTGTAATAAAAAGATATATTGTGTAGTTCACAATTCTTTTCTTACGGAAATTATGTTATATTTACATATACAAATTAACTAACATATTAAATTTACGACTATGGCAAAGAAAAATTTATTTGGAGCGGCAAAAGCAAAAGCACCTAAAGTAGACCCTAAAAAAGCAAAAGAAGAAGTAATTTTAACTTGTTCTATCTTTCATGAGTCATTAAGCCGATTAGCAGAAGTTAACAAACAAATGACTGAGTTGGCTGCCGAGGAAAAAATCCTCAAGGATGAGGTGGGAACTCAATCAATTAAAGCATTCATAGATCTTTACGAACGAAAGAAAAAATATCCAGGTTCATTCCAAGTTCGTTCAACGGCTCCTAAAAATGATCCTACTGCTTCATTATTATTCCTTCCAACCGATAAATATATCAAAATCGATGAAGAACGTGCAGAGGAGTTGGAAGCAGCATACGGTAGCGAAATTGTTGAAGAAACAACGGTGTATACCATGGATGCTAGATTGGTTGAGGAATATGGAGAAATCATCTCTGATTTAATCATGAACAGTAAGGATATTCCTGAAGACGACAAAGATTGTTTAATCTCTGCAACAACATCATACACAATCAAAAAAGGAACCATCTCTGAATTAACAACCACTTACTCGGATGTACCATTAAGAGAAATTCTAGAGGACATCAAACCAGTATACCAAATAAAAGATGTAAAAATCGATAAATAGTCATACATAATTCAGAAAGGGAAGCTGAAGTTTCCCTTTCTTATGTTTACAATTTTATTTTTACAGAAACTATATTATATTTACTTATATAAAAAATTTACTTAAACTTATAAAACTTATAATTATGAAAAAACTTATTTTTATTTTAGGCGTAATTGCCTTTGGATTGTATTTCACTTCATGTGAAAAAGAAGAAGGATTTGAACCAATTGAACCAACAGTAGTAACAGACACTATCATTATGTATGATACGACTTCTACAAAGATTGCAATCACACAAATGTTTAACGCAGGGTATGATTCATTAACTATTGTTAATGACACATTGTGTTTCTATGACACGGTAGAATACTTTATGTGTGAACGGTGGGTATTAGTTAGTTATGATGGAGGTGATTATGACACAGCACAATATGATTATTATTCATATATGCCTGAACCAGAGATGAAAACATATTTTCATGGTGTAGTAGCTACCGATAGTAGTATACGTGGTATTTCTTTAACTAAAGATACAACTTATATACTTGATATGTTCACATATAATAAAGAACTGAACACAATAGAAATGGAAATTCCACAATTATATTTTGAAAATCAATTAAAGACTATAGACGGTAACTTTATCTTTAAATTAGACGATAATTTTTTAATTGAAAGTGGAACGTGTGCATATGATCATACATCGATGATATATGGAAATGATGAAACTAATTATGAAACATATATAAATGGTTCTATAACAGAACAATATGGAACATATGAAGTTAATGTTGAATATTGCACTGTCGAAGTTAGCATTCTTCCTTATACAATAAATCATACAGTCGTGATCACAAAAATATAAATACTTTTCTCTTACAAACTAACCGTTCTCAATTTTATTGGGGACGGTTTTTTATTATATTTACTTATACATTAATAATAACACTAAAAATTACGACAATGAGAACATTTTCAACTAATTCATTCACATACAACCCCGCAATGCAACAGTTTATAATTGAAACCCTGTTAATTAACCCGGTTAAAGACATAGTTTATAAATTAGAGAACAAAGAATTTAGAGATTGTGATGTTAAATGGCTGAATGACAAATTATATAACTTCACAAACTTTGCGGCCGAAACATTGGGCAAAAAATTTGAATATAAAACAAACGAATTTATAAAAGCATTCAAAACCCTTTTAAATTATTTTAAATCTTTCTAAATGAATAAAAAAGAAACAAGGGGCGGCACTCGAGATGGTTCGGGTGCTCAACCTAAATACGATGAACCAACAAAAACAATTAAATTTTACGATTATGAAAAAACTACTAGCATTTTTATTATTGTCAACAGTATTAATGGCAAACGTATCGTTTTGTCAAGTATCAACTCTTCAACATAAACAAGGAGATCAAATCGAATGTTTATATAAAACAACATCCGACATCATGAACTATCAGACAGATACAGAAAATTCTCGAAAATATAAAATATTATATATTTGGAATTGTAATTCTACTTTCATTACTTATGTTGTTATATCTCATATCATATATCAATATTGTTAAATTAAATGATGAAACTGCAATATTCAATCCATTAGAAGAACAAGCAATTTTAAGATTAATGAATTATTCATTTAATGAAATTGATTGGGAATATACCGGACTAACACCAAATGAAAAAATTGTATATCTCGTGAAAATAAATCATAATAAGATATTTGTATTCTCAATTATAAATCCCGAATAGCATTAGTTTGTTATTCGGGATTTTTTTATATACTGTTTTGGTCCTCCGTAGTTCCAGGTTGGCAAAATAAATATCACATTTTACTTGACTTTACTATTATTTTATTTTATCTTTGTCGTATAAAAAATAAAATAATTTCAGGTTTGATTTTTTTAAAATTTAATATTTATATATAAAGTCTTTGATGAAATGATTAAACTTACGATTATGGCAACTATTAGATTTGTAAATAAAAGAGC